TTGCTGTTACACTACCAGATTGTGCGTTTATATTTGCTGGTGGAATGCCAGACCTTAGAGCCGTACCAATCTTCACAGTCCTCGCATTTCAGCTTCCCTGAAAAGATGGATACGCTGTTCTTTGATTTCCTGTAATCATGTTCAAGGAGCGTTTGAACGAAATCCCAAGTTTCAGGCTCAATAATCGCTTCATGATTATTCTTCACATAGTACTGAGGGATTTCACCTTCATTTTTCTTTTTCTTCTTGGTCAGAAAATCGACGGTGAAAGACTTCTGCAAAAGGGCATCACCCTTGTATTTTTCATTGGTCAGGATGGATTTAACGCTTTGTGCACTCCACTTATCTTTGCCACCAGGCGTTTTAATTCCTCGAGCCGTCAGCTCTTTAGCAACTCCGTAGCAAGATCGTCCTTCAAGGAAGAGGGCATATAAAAGTTTCACGCTTTTTGCTTCTTCAGGGTTTACGACAAGATTCCCGTCTTCGCCTCGGTCATAGCCTAAAAAGCGACTAAAAGGCACGGTTACTTTTCCATCTGCAAATCGCTTCCTTTGTCCCCAGGTGCAGTTTTCAGAAATAGACCTGGATTCTTCCTGGGCAAGAGAGGACATGATCGTGATGAGAAGCTCGCCTTTTGAATCGAGCGTTTGAATGTTTTCTTTTTCAAACCAGACCTCGATGTTTTTCTCTTTAAGCTTCCTCACAGTCGTTAAAGTATCAACGGTATTTCTTGCAAAACGGCTGACCGATTTTGTGATGATAAGGTCAATCTTTCCGTCTAAGGCATCGTTAATCATAGCCTTAAACTCGACACGGTCTTTGGTGTTCGTTCCTGTAATGCCCTCATCAGCATAAACCCTGACAAATTCCCAGTCCTTTCGATTTTTGATGTAGTTGGTGTAATAGTCAACTTGCGCTTCATAACTCGTTGCTTGTTCTTCGCTGTCGGTAGAAACACGGGCATAAGCAGCGACTCGTCTTTTCCTAGGAGAGTCAATGGGCATAGCCGTCTTTTTATTTATCTTGGCGGGTATTGTTGTTACTGATTTGACCATTTTTTCTCCTTCCTTATTTTCTTCATGCGCTCGCTTGCTTCTTTGCGGTGCTCAGGATCGCTCCAGTATTCTTTCATGCCTTTTAAGGCTTTCTTGCGACGCTCCTTGCTCCAGGGCGTGCCCCGTTTCTTTTCTTCGTAGTGCCTTTCTTCGAAGTGGCCATCGCGAAAGTGGAAGGAGACAATGTTATCGGCTATCTCGCAGTAATCCATCGCCTTATCCATTGCTTCTTCGCTATATTCATCAAGTCCTAAAACATCGCAGACTAAAGCGTTCAAGGTCGATTCCTGAATAGTGTTTGACGGGCACTCACTAATCTTCGTCCGACATCTCAAGTAATATTCTGTTGTGCCGTCTTTTAGAGTTCTCCTTTGTCCACTAAAACTGTTGCCGCATCTGGCACACCTGATAAATCCTGTATAGGGAGTTGCCGGATTTTTTAAGCCGTTAGTATCTTTGCTTCGCTTTATCCTTTTGTATCTTTCTTTGTATTCGGGTGTCCAGGCATCTTTTCTGGCAGTGGATACGTAGGTGCGATGAATAAGCGAACCATCAGTCATAAAAAATTCCAGATGGTCTTTTCCTGTGACATCGATATGATCTACTTTTTCAAGAAAGATCTCGTCATCAAATTCATCGATGTCGAGAACCTCGCAGATAATTTTCTTGAGCTGTTCCTCGTTTATATCACCGGTGCCACAGGGATTTCCCTGTCCCGCTTTTCTTGTCGCACACATCCAGCACCTTGTATGCCCGGTCTTGTTTTTCTTGCCAGCCCTTTGAAAGCTGCGATTGCAATGTGTACATTTGATTTTGGAAGTCAAAGCGGATGTCTTGATATGTGGATTGGCAAAAGCCCCAAGCTCCCGTTTTCTCTGCCTTATTTCCTGTACCTTGTTGAAAGTCTCCTCGCTGATGATGGCGGGGTGGGTGTTTCTCGCATAATATTGAGGAAGTTCACCATTGTTGTACTTGGTTTTGCCATCTTCGATGTAGGTTTTCTGAAAGAGCGTATTTCCGGTGTAGCGTTCCTGCTTTAGGATTTGGCGGATGCTGTTATTTCCAAAATGGCCGCCCGTATAGGACTTTACGCCCATCTCTTCGAGCTGCTTTTCTGTCTTTTCCGCTGATATGCCGTTTAAGAAATTATCGTAAATAAGCCTTACGATTTTTGCTTCTTCCTCAACAATGACAAACTCTTTGCCCGTCCAGCGGTAGCCGTAAATATGAAAGGAATTCCCGATGCCTTTTTGAAAGTTCTTGCGGATGCCCCATTTCACATTTTCGGAAATCGACCGGCTTTCCTCTTGGGCAAAGGAAGCAAGAAGCGAAAGCATCAGCTCTCCGTCTTCAGATAAGGTATGAATTTTTTCTTTTTGAAAACGCACTTCAATGCCTAAATCCTTCAGCTCCCTCACTGTCTCCAAAAGGTCGACCGTATTTCTTGCAAAGCGGGATATGGACTTTGTAAGGATGATGTCGATTTTCCCATCCCGTGCATCACTTAGCATCCTTTGAAATTCCGGCCTGTCTGTTGTTAACCCGGAGACGGCTTTGTCGGCATAGACTCCGGCATACTCCCAGTCGGCATTTCCTTGAATGAGTTTGCTGTAATAGCTGATTTGAGCAGAGAGCGAATGGGGCGTTCTGCCTTTCTCGATAGATATCCGAGCATAGGCAGCCACCTTTCTTTTCCTTGGCGGCTCCATTTTCACGGCGTTCACTTTTTGTATTATTTTCGTCATGAACTATCACCTCCACTCATATACATCACTCTAAAGAGGATAAATAGCAAGTAATAAATGGCCGATTATGGGCTGATATAAGTCTTCAAAATGGTGCATTAAATTCCGGCTTTCTTCGGCTGTCAGAAGCCCTTTTTCGTACAGGTTTTCAACCAGCAGGAAGGCTTCTTGATACCTTGCTTCTCTTTCAAATTGCTCCTTTGTCATGAAGAACCACCTCCGAAGCGGTCAGCGATATAACATTCATGGGAGCAGTACTTTCGGTTTTTATTTCCGTATGAATGAAAGGCCTTCTGGCAATAAGCACAGGTCAGCTCGTAGTAGGCTTTGCGCTTTACCTTCTCCGGATGCTCTTTCCACCAGGAGAGCCTGCATTCATCGGAACAGAATCTTTTCTGCTTTGCTCCTACGCTCTGCGTGAGCTTCTTTCCGCACTTTTTGCAAAAGAGAACTTCAATAGCATCTGTGCCGCTTCGGTTTCCCGTCAGCCCGTTTCGTCTGCAGTGAGACTTCACGGTGTTGACGGAAAGCCCCAGTTTTTGAGCGATAGCCTTGTAGCCTGCACCTTTGTTTCTTAATTTTTCGATAGCTTTTCTCTGGAGGTCATTCATAGAAGACCTCCGCTTTTTCTTTCAGCCACTCGGCCGCACAGGATTTGCAATAGACACAGGTTGTATGAAGATCGGTATCTTCTTCTTTCAAAACGTCACTCAGGTTCACCTGGATTTCTTTTCCGCATTTAGGGCAAATGGAGTAGACGTTTTTATCAGATAGGCGGGTGATAACCTTACTGTTTTCTGAAAGCGTCAATTTGGTATAAAACATGATCTGTCCTCCGTTTTTTTGTGATAGGGAAAACTCCCTTCACTTCCCCCTTGGACAGATCAGCTGTTTTTGGGCAATTAATCTTTCTGATAAAACGGACAAGTGAAGCTGTCCGCATCAAGTTTTAGGCCTTTAGCCCATTTTGGTGTCCTGCTCATCTGCTCACATACAGCCTGTACCGACATGCGGGGATCAGCTTCGATGACGATCTCATCGTGGATATGCATGACAATGTCAGAGTATTTAAAGGTCATAAGGGTACTGCATAGGATGTCTCTGGAAATAGCCTGCACGATGTTTTCGACAAGCTTCGCTCCGTAGGTTTCAATTCGCTCCCAGCGTTTTCCCGTTCCTACACCTTCATAAGTGATGGACTCACCGCCGAAGCGGTTTTCTTCAATGCGGGGTTTGGCATAGAAAAGCTCTCTGCCGGACGAAAGGGTGATAATGAGCATGCCGGACTCATAGCGAAAGCGAATATTTTTAACTTCCTTTTTCCTGGAACGCTCTCTGACAGTAG